TGTATCACTAGCAGGTGGTTGATTCGGTGCAGATGCTGTATGTGTTCTTCTTGGTTCATACTTTTCGTATGTTCTACCAGTACCACCTTTTAATATGCTTTCTTTAGCTGTGTTTTGCACCATCATAGTTCCACGAGTTACATATTCTTTAACTTTGTTATCTTTTAATCTTTTTTCTAATTTTTTGTTAAATGCTTTGAGATTGGTAATTTTTAAATCAATACTCATATTGCTACGCCTTCTTCACATAACAATTTTAAGAATCTATCTCTTTCATCAACATTTACAATACCTTTAACATTAAAGTTACGAGTACCATAAGTAACCCTACTATTAGTAGATATATTGCTCATATAACGAATTGTAACCTCGTGTGTTACCTTCTCTTGAACCATGCCTTGCCTATATGTGCTATTAGCATTAGTTGGCTTTATATTGGCGTATATAAATGTGACTGGAGAATAAGATTGTGAAAGACCACCACCTGCATCACGAGTATTAGTAGCATTTTCTACTTTGACCCTATATCGCATCTTGCCGATACTGTTAGCCATATTAACCTAATGCCATTAATGAAGATGAGCCTAAACCTTTATGCACGACATATGGTGCATATAAAGACCTTAACATTGGTGGATAAGGCAATTTAGCATCATACATATCACCTCTATGCTCATAAAGGTAAGCTATGTGTTGTAGTATGCCTAGTCTTATTGGTTCAGGAATATTATATTGTGATGTGTAACCTGCTATATATTTAACTTCTATAGCATTAGCTACTCTTAGTGCTGTAGGAAAAGATGAGCCTGTTCTTAAAACAATTCTTGCTGGTTCTCTAGCATTGTCTACATAGTATTTAGTAGCATCCATAGTAGTAGCTGTATCTGAATCATCATAGGTCTTAACATGGGTTACAGAAGCTACTGGCGATCTTGGTAAAACTACATAGTTTTTATAATAATTAAGGTAAGGACCAGTTCTTAATCCTTCCCATAAAGGGTCAAAAGAATCTTGGAAAGCATCTAAATAAAGTATTAATGTTTGAGTCATCAAAGCTCTACCTGTGTGTTCTTCACAGAACCTTCTAGCTGTTTCTATAAAAGGTCTAATAATCCTTTCGTCAGTAGAATCATCTACTCGTAAGTATTCTTTAACTTCTTGTAATGTTACTGGCTCTTGCGTTGGTTCTACGCTTACTGTTAATCCTGCCATTAGATAAATGCTCCTATGACTTGTGATGCAATGATTAATGCATACAGACCCCAAATTTGATGTTCCATACGAACAAATCTTTTAGAACCTGATTCCATACGCCTTTCTATATTTTCATAGCGTAATGCACATATCTGTTCGTGCAATTCCAACTTAGTGAGATCAGTTGGGTTTGTTATCTCCACTTTCGGCATCTTCATCATTTACTTCCATTTCTTCAGGCAAATTCTCTTTGAGTTCTGCCATGTAATGATTGATTAGTACATCTGCTTTTTCTATTTCAAACTGTGCATTTGCAACCAATTCATTCTTTTGTTTTTGAATGATGGCTAGTTTGTTATATAAAACTTTACCTTCATCAGACATGTCATCTATAAGATATTGTTTATTAACATCTTTGTCATCTACCTTTTCAGTAAGTGTTAAAACCTTTGGTTCTTCGTTTACTATATTTTCGTTAGCTTCTGCCATTATTAATTCTCCTAATTAAAAGTATTAGTCTATCACTATCCTTCCAATGTTTCTATTCTAGTTTTTAAATCGTCTATTATTGTTTGTTGTTTTTTCATTCTTCTAGTTGTGCAACACGGTTGCGTAATGATTGTATTTCTTTGATTAACATTGGCACTAGACCTGCGTAGTCTACTGATAACATCTTTTCTTCGTCAGGTGATTCGTGAATTACGTCAGGTATAATTTCTCGCAATTCTTGTGCAATCATGCCGTAGTCTTGGTGAGAGCCGTTAACCTTCCAGTCGTACTGTCGTACTTGGATAGCGTCTATCTTGCTTCCTGCGTCATCAGCGTCTGCAATGTTTTCTTTGAGTCGTTGGTCTGAGGAAGTTGCAAGTGAAGTTGCAGTAGTAGTTGCGTTTATGCCACCTATGTAAGACCCTGCGGCACTATAATTAGCGAGTGGGAAATAACTTACATTAGCTTTACAGCGAGTTTCTATTGATACAGAACCTGAGTCAGCCCATACACCTAATCTAGTTCCTGAGTTAGTTTTGGAAGTGGTGTTTACTAGCGTAGCACCTGAACTATCTATTCTCATGCGTTCAGTATTATTAGTAAAGAACTGCATATAGTTAGTACCATGCTGATAACTTATTCTTCCAAACGCAGTATTACCACCTGAACCATGACAGAAAGCTAAATTACCCTGATGTGTGCTACCTGAATTAATAGTGATACCATCATTATCATTACCATCTCCAACTCTTAATTTTTGTGCAAAAGCATAAGCATTTGTTATTGACCCAATACGAACATCACCTGATGAGTCTATTCTCATGCGTTCTGAACCTAATGTGTCAAAACGTAAATAATCTTGTGCATTATTAAAGGTTATTTCTTCTCCTGCACCATTACCTATAGTATTTGAAAGGTAGATGTCTTTGAATCTTTGACCTGATGCACCTAAATCAATCGCATTATCTCTACCACTATTACCTGAACCTGAAGATGTGAATGGTCTTATACAGTCTAATGAATCAGCAAATTGAACTGCTGTATCACCAGTACCAATAACTATATCACCACCTTCAGTACCAATACTTCCAACTACATTTCCTTGTTTGCGTAATACTAAGATACTTCCATCATTAGAGTTGTTCTTGCCAATTTCCATAACAGCACCATTAGCATCTGTAGCAATTTCAACTTTACCTGTTGATGCTGCATAACCAAAACCTTTTTGAGAAGCAAATCCACTAGCAGGATTAACAACTGTATTACCTACCAACAAGTTGCCTGAACTATCAATGGTCATTTGCGTTGCACCATCTTTACTAAAAATATGGTTATTGCCACTTGCACCAAATTCTATGTTTGCTGTTGATGAGTTGTCTCTAAAAGATGCTTTACAAATAGCATCTGTACTTTCGCCATAAAAAACATAGTCTCCACTACCAGCATTTACAGTTAATGGCTGACCTGCATATCCTGAAGAATTTATACCTACGCCACCATCTGACCTAATTCTAAGGCGTTCTGATGAGCCTGTAGCAAATCTTATATCTTCTGCTCTAAAACCCATTGGCTTCAAAGCTGAACCAGCAGAATTTTGTGCTTGTAAAGCTACATTACCATCACCTACTTCACTAATAATATCATTAATTGTTAATCTAGCATCAGTTGAAATATCTATATCAGCTTTTACAGCATGTACTGTACCTGTTACGTCTATGCCTGTTGAGGTTGTGGCTAGTTTTACAGCATTATCATGATAAAGACTTACTGCTCCATCAGCAGCACATATAATGCTTTCTTCGTTAAGTTTTGCTTGTATGTGTACTGAACCATTGGTATCACCTAAATAGATATTACCTGTTGAGTTAGAGATATAAGAGTTAGAACCATCATGGTATATTTCAAGATCTCCACCTGTTCCTATCTTTATCTTATCGTTATCACCCATAACAAGATGTGTGGCTAAAGTAACTACACCTGTGACACCTAAAGTTCCTGTGATCGCTATATTAGTGTCTAACTTAGCACTAGTGATTGCTCCATCTACTATTAATTCTGTTGGTACTAATGTATATGCCATATTATCCCTTTAGTTCCTGTATTTCGGCTTTTAATTCATCTACTTGCGTAGACAGTTCTTGTACTGCTTTGACTAATGGCATAACAAACATCTCGTATGAGATACCTTGCATATTATCTTTACCATCTTCAAGTTCATGATGTCCTGCAAAATCTGTTATGTTATGTGTTTTCATTGCTGCTTTGACTTCTTGAGCAACAAAACCATACATTTTCTTTTTATGTATTGCTTCTGTTTTAGAGGCATCATAACCTGTCATTTTAGAATCTAATTCAGAAGGAGCTTTAAACTTGTAAGTTACAGTTCTTAGGTCATTAACAAAGTCCAATCCACAATCTGTGTTAGTTGTAATATCTTTTTTAATTCTCTCATCAGATGCTCTAGTCCAACTAGCATTAGAAGTAAAATTGTTATAAACCCTATGGGAAGCAGCATCTACACCAAAAGTAAAATAATAATCACCAACAGAGGCTACATCTCTACCCATTGTGATACTGTATACTCTATCACTTGTAGCAGTAGTAGCTCCATGACCAATACAAATATTAGCTCTGCCTGTAGTAATAGTATCACCAGCCGAAGAACCTAATCCCACATTTTCAATACCTGTGGTGACTCCTGCTAAAGCACCTCTACCCATTCCTGTGTTATTGCCACCTGTAGTAGCAGAATCTAAAGCACCGTTACCAACTGCTGTGTTATCACAAGCTGTGGTGTTTGCTATCAAAGCATTAAATCCAATAGCTGTGTTTTCATTACCAGTTGTACTATTTGCTAATGCATTTTGACCAACAGCTGTACAATCATAA